TCTTTGAGTTTCATTGTCTTGCGAATAATCCTACCTTCTTCGTCGGTATGTTCGCTAATACAATTTAGAACGAGTTTCTTGGGGGTTTCCCAAAAGGCATTATCCAACCAAGTCCTTTGCATCATATATCTCCACAGTCAAGTATATCTATATATTATTTATGCAGTCCTTACATATAGAGTATAGGTCTCGATATTTTCTGTGGTGTTTTGAATAGTGTCTCCTGCAAATGTACCTGTAGATGCGGCAGGAGTAGATGTGGTTTCTTTGGTTCCACCATAGAATCCTGTATAAGTTCCTGTATAGTTCGTACTTGTTACTGCAGAAAACTCATACCAACTTGTAGTTGTTCTATTACCGATTGGACCTGTTACACTCTGAATACTATCTAAATCTCCTCGATTATAAACAGTACCATCTCCTGCAGTAATAGTTGTTGCGTTTACATTAACACTACTCGCAACGAGTGAACCACCAACATAAACCTCAACACCATCTCCAAAGGCAGGAGTTTGAGTGGAAACTCTTTCCCATCTGTTTGAACTACTAATATTGTTATATGTTACAGTACCTGTTCCTGTATATGTACCTGTATATGTTCCTGAGAAGTTTGAATTGATAGTCTTAGTAAACGCACCATCCTGAAATGTGTTTGTATAGTTTGCGGATTCTATTTCATTTCTTGTATCAATCGCAGTTCCTTTTGCAACCCAAGTACCTGTTTCAGAAGGTGCACCCTGAGAAGAACTTCTGATTAGATATGAACCTATTGGTAGATTAGTACTAGTAATAGATGCAAGATGTCTATCGAGACAACCCTTCGCAGTTTTTGACCTATGACTATCTGCCATTATTATGAGACCTCTATAAGTCCCTGAACTTGCATTATAAGGTGAAGAAGAACCTCTTGCGACTGCCATCAAATCAATCTCGGTTGGGGCAGACATTGTGTGTCTTTGATAAATATTGTAAACAATATCAGCACCTGTTGTACGAGTGTCGGTCATAACATTTGCAACCGCAACACTATAATCACTACTCGGTGCAGAGGAACCTAATTTAAATGTTCCTGGATAATCATTTGTATATATGATACCCGCAAGAGTTTCCCCCAAATCTTGTTGGTCTGTATCATTGAACTCTTGTATCTCCTGTTGTCCACTCGTTTGTTTTTGATACAAAGGATTGCGGAAATCAGCATGAATAGAAACTGAGGCATCTTGTTGATATATTGGAGTTGTTGTTGTTGTGATAGTAAGAGTTCCGTGGTCACCTACATCACCATTGGAACCTGTGTATTCTGTATTAGTAAAAGAACCAACATTCAAATCATTAGATTGATTTGTCTTACCAAGAGAACCAAGCACTGCTTCACTATAAGTACCTGAAACGGTTTCTAACTCTAACCCTGCAAGATATGCGAGGTAGTTGTGTTCAGCAGTTGTTATCTCCTGAACATCATTTCCTGATTTATACTTTAATGGTAATCGAGACATCAATTACTCCTAGTTCAACGCAGACCCTGCGGCATTATATACTATAGGGATACTTGCTTTCAACTCATTTATTGCGGCGGCAACTGTCGATGCACTTGTGGTAAGAGAAACACTTGGTGTTATAGTTCCACCCATAGTGACATTCGCACCAGATAAAGTTATTGCGGCAGAAGAACCACCCTTTATTACGGCATCAGTATCTAAAGTCAGTTCTCCTACAATATCTATACCTGTTGCAATAGTTGCTAATCGAGTTGTATTATCATGTCGTAATGATACTGCTCCGTCTTCAGTTGCTATTATTGCGATATCACCATTGGCAAATTTTATTTGATGTTGTGAACTTGCTTCTAATATTAAACTTCCTGTACCCGCATCTTTTATGTATGAGTTAGAAGCATCGTGATAGATTTGTAAATCGTCTCCTGTACCAAGTTTAATGATAGCATTATCTGGCATATCCAAGTGTGATGATAAATCTAGTTGACCCGTAATACCCGCACCTGTAGATTTGGTTATTATCTTCGAACTACCATTATGGTATAAATCAACAGCACCATTATCAGTAAATGTTGCGTATGTTTCTAATCCATCATCACTTTGTATGCTTAATAGGTTTGTACGTAGATATAGTCCCCCTGTACCCCCATCTGTTACGTATGAGTTAGAACCATCATGGTAGATTTGTAAATCATTACTTGCACCTAGTCGTAAACGACCCGTATCTGTAGACATATCCAAGTTTCCTGCCACATACGTGGTATTGGCATCAAGTCTTATTGTTCCACTTGCGTCTATTGTGAATGCACCTGAAGTGACATCGAATGCGTTTGTTCCTGCAGATATCTCGTGTGTAGATGCGTCGAAGACTGCTTCTATTTCATTTACTGCGGCAACCAGATTTGCTTGTGTAGATGTGGTTAGGTCAGTAAGTGTACCTATTGCAGTGTTACTTGGACCCGCACCCTGACTATTGATTACATCAATCTCTGCCTCTAGTTCTGCTATAGCGGTAACAACAGTTGAAGCAGTTGTTCCCATATTGCCTGCAGTAACACTACCTATTTTAGTTGCAAGAGAATTTAATGACGCACCTATATTACCCGCAGTTAAATGGTTTCCACTTATAGCAGTTCCAATCTCACCGTGAAGTTCATTGATTGCACCCTTGACAGTAGTTGCAGATGTTGCAAGAGATGCCGCACCTATTTCTGCGTCAAGTTCATTAATACCACCTACTGTAGTTGTGGCAGTTGTTGTAAGCGAAGTTGCAGGAGATACTTTTGTATTAAGAGTATCAATCTCTGCTTCTAGTTCTGCAATCGCAGTAACGACTGTACTCGCAGAAGTTCCCATGTTACCCGCAGATACTGTTCCAAGACTTGTATTTATTGTAGCAATATTAGTAGTCGCAGTAGTTACTTCTCCATGAAGTTCTAGAACTGCGGCAGATACAGTTGATGCAGTTGTTCCCATTGCCCCTGCAGTGATTGTACCTAACTCGGCATCAAGTTCATTTACGGAACCCACAAGATTTTTTGCAGTAGTTGTTATATCACTTGCGGCAAGATTATTAGATGTCCCTCTTATCGCAACCTCTAACTCATTGATAGCAGAAACAGCATCTGAGTCTTGATTTGTGGTTAATCTACCTGTCCCACCTAAGTCGAGTGAAACTGTATTGAAGTCTGTTACCAACTGAGAGAAGGTAGACGATATATCAAATTGTGTTGGTTTAGCGGTCATTATAGTTTCTCTATTATAGTGTTTAAGAGTTGTTTCATCTCAGAGACATCTGTCTTGAGTTGTTCGAACTCGTTTTCCTTTTGTTTTCTTCGTTTCTTTCTCTCACGAGCAGTTTGTATCTCTTCTTTATTTATGTTTATAATCCCACCTGTTCTCACATCACGAGCAAGTCCTGAATTATTTTCTACCATTACTAAGTTAGATTTCATTATACTGCCATTGCAATAGACCTGAAGTCTCTGAATAATGGAACCGCAGAAGAGTTATTACTACGCATTACAATCTTATATTGATACTGGGTGAACTCAGCAACATCCCCGCCCTGTCCACCGATTAAGAAACGATACTCACGGAAGTTTCTGTTGTCAGCAGGAACAGATTGTTCTTGTGTCTGAAGTGTCCAAGTTTTCTCAAGTATATCTTCACCATCGTTTGCGGTTCTGAAATATAAGTCAAAGTTTGAACCACTAGGTCTTAATGCACCAACTATTACTTTCAGTCCAACCGCAGTTTCTGCTAATACTTGTACTGAAGTTATATGTTTTGCAAGAGAAGAACCACCAAAGGCAGTAGTCTCTGCAACATAGTTTAGAGGAACATTTTCTTCACCCGCAGTAGGTGAACTTGCCACTTGATTATCAATCATATTACTAAGTGTTATCAAGGAAACTCTCTGAGTATCTACGATAGGTGATACATCTGCACGAGTTGTACTCAAGTCAACTTTCCAAGTTGTGGAACGAACACCCGAACCAAGTTGTGCAGTTTCATTTGTTGAGTTAGCAATCAACTTAGGTTTAATAAAGTAGTTCTCTTCTCCAACACTAATATCATTTGTATATGTAGTATCTTTCTGATATTTTGTTTCACCTCCTGCAAGAGATTTACCTGTAGTAAACTTCGCACCAAATGATATACTTGTTTCGTCTGGAATAAGAGTACTGAAGTTAGGTATGACACCATCAAAGTTAATTTGCTTGTCAACCTTTACGGTTGCTCCACCAAACACTCCTGCAGAAGTTGATGCACTATCTGCTTCAAACGTAAATCCAAATCCATCTACTGCAGTAACCGTGTTTTCACCATTTATAGATGAACCCAATATGCCGTTGTATCGTGTCGCGGCAGTAAGACCTGCTATATTAACTTTATCATTTACAGAGAAACCATGATTTGGTAAGAGAGCAGTAACTGTTGCATCTGCACTGTCTCCATAAAAACCATTACTTATAAGTAAGTCATTTTGAATATCTGTGTTTTCAAATACAGCACTACCGCCCGAAGTATCAAATGATGCTTTGTATATTCTAAACATCAAATCTTTTGTTTGGTCTGGTTCCCATGTAGAACCATTCGATGACTTAAATAATGAACCTTGAGCAGGTTGTCTACTTACTTTTGCTTCTGTTGAACCAAGTTCAAAGGCATATGTCTCTGCAACATATACATTGTAATCTGTTGTTCCTGCGAGAAGAACAATAGCATACTCTGTATCTGGATTCAAGAAAATAGGTTCATCAAACTCAAATATTGTCGGTGCGGCAAGTACCTCTGCAGAAGTTTGTCCTGCGGGTAATGCAACACTTGCAGGAAGCACAAACTTACTTGCATTAGCAACAATCTCTGTTGAAGATGGTGCACCATTCACTATAGGTCTTATTTGCATCTCAACAGGAAGACTTGCGTCTTTAGTCTTGAAGAAACATTCTACCTTAGTAACAAATATTCCTGTAGGTTCAAGTACCTTGAAAGATTGTGCAATAGGGTCTCTTCGTCTTCCTTTAATTGTAGGTGCAATACATGAAGGACGAGTTGATTGTTTTGTTGGTAATGCACCATTAGCAAGATAGTTGAATGTTGCAATACTTGTTGCCAAGTTATTGTTGTCTGAACTTATATCAAGTAACTTAAACTCACGCGCACCAGTCTTGAACTTTATACCGTCTTCACCTTCTTGACAAGGAATGAATAAAGAACCCTCTATCTTACCATTGCCGTCAGTAACTAATGTTGAAGTTCCTTGTGGGTGAGATGTACTATTTCTAAACTCTTTACCGTATTCAACACCACCACTTGTAGTAGTAGAGAACCTAGCAAAGGTTTCTTCTCTTACGAAGTTATCCATAACAACTCCATCAAAGAATGGGAAATACCTTGTGTTAGGTATTAGACCTTCTGCTCTAAAGAATATTTTACGTGCGCGGATAAAAGGAATGAATGTTAGTGATACTACTCTTTCTCCAATAACTTCTTTTATAGTATTAAAACTATTGGTGATTTCTCGACTAAAATCATCAGTAAGAGTATCTGGATTTTTAGCAGTATTAAATCTACCATGAACACCCGCAGTACTATTAGGTCTACCATTAAGATTACCTGTCTGACCATTATGAGATGCACCATAGGCATCTGTACCTAATGAGTTCCATACTTGAGTACCATTGTAACCATTGAAATAGTTGCGAACAATAGGTCCATATCCTGTCAAAGGAATGAAGTTGTTTGACGACCAATTCATGCCTCCGTTCATACCAAAGGTGAAACTTCCATCTATTGCTATAGGCATGTTTGCATTCGTATTGATTACAGGGAGAACAGGGACAGTCTCGTTTTGCCATTCATCTGAAGAAGGTGAAAGTGTGAGAGTACCTATTCCTGTAATAACAGCAAAGGGATTTACATTTTCTGTACCAGAAACTTTGACTTGTTCTATCGTAGGAGTACTTGTGTGTTTGATATAAACAGTATCACCTTTGAGTATAGTGTTAGTAGATAAGTCTGAGTCATACTTCAGTTTGATATTATCTGAAGTCTGTTGTGGTGACATAAATCCAAGTGTTGGGTCAATCCCTGCACGATGTTCTGTGTTTTGCACATCTACGAATGTTCTATCTTTAAAGTTATCTACAAAGAAACCTGACTTACTACGAGGATTACCTGCAGAGTCTAATACAAGCATTGCATTTGTGTCAACCTCTAAGAGAGATAATGATGTAACTTCTTCAAGTTTGTCAATACGTTTCTCTAACTTAGAGATATCTCTCATTGTAAATCGTTTTGCCTCTAGAGGTCTTACAACAGTATCACTATCGTGTAGTCCATATCCATTATGTGATAAGTTAAATAAACCAAGAGTATTTTCTGGTGTTGCAGGTATCTGTGATTGAAATCCGGGTTCACCTTGAATATTTTTGATTGTACCATCTGTGGTGATAACGACTTTATCTTTTCTTGGTAAGTAGTATGTTATGTCACCTTGGAAAGTATCGCCATTAGTTGGTATCTCGTTTAATGCCGCCCCTGCACCTGTGAATGCTCCTGCAGAGTCTACTGAAGAACGGAAGTCAATAACATCTCTGAGACTTACTGAATTTCTTGAGTTAATACTATAATTTGGAATATTTTCATAATCAACACCCGATGCAAGACCATCATAAGAGTTGACTGAGAAGAAGTCTCCTGCACCATGTGTCCAGTGTTGATACTTTACAAATACATCTCCTGAAGGTGGAGTTGCACCATCTTGAACAACCAAACGAGCATTAGCATAATGACTTGCGCGTTGACCATTGTCAACACTAAATCTAGCAGAAAGGTCTGCACTATCAGAGTTGTATACTGCAATTACTTTATATAAATCTGTTGCATGTAAGTCTACAAACTTTACTCCTGTCCCATCGTCTTCAACAGCGCCACTATGTAATAAAGTAGCACTGAGTGTTTTCTGTCTTACACTTGGTGTTGATTTGTTTACCTTTGTATAGAAGGTCATCGCACTTGATGTAGGTAATCCTGCAAACACAAGTGAAGAACCACCTGTTATACTTGAAGGAGTAACAACAGCACCTGAAGAATCAACAGTTGCAATCACTTGACCTGTATTAGTATATGTCTCACCTGAACCAAGTCCTGCTATTGTAAGTGTACCTGTACCTGATGATGTACCTGTCTTAATCCTTTGTACCTCAAAAGATACATCAGTAATATTTGAAGGACGAGTTTGTGTCAAAGGATATACAAGATTTGTTTTGCTTGACTCTTTGAGAACTGCTTTACTATTTTCTAAAGCAATAATACCAACATCTGCAGAACCCGTACCAACTGTCTTAACATTTCTTAATGCTTGACCACTATTCATTTTAATATCAAAGAGATATACTCTGTGATTACTTCCGTCTTTTTCTACATATCTTACTTTCGCAGTACCAATAACACTACCACTTGGGTTAGTTGTAGATGTAGATAAGTTCACAGAAGCAAATGCAGATACATTTAAACTACCTTTGAGTGTAGAACATATAAAGTATGAACCATATGAGATAGGTGCTACATCGTTATTGATTGTAGTAGTTGTTCTTGGTTTTGGTATTGTTAAAGATACAGGTACTTGACTCTCTGCACGATATCCGTTTACATATGCGATACCTCTTGATACACCAAGAATATGGTTTGAACCACTATCTGCTAAGTCTGCTTTAAATCTCTCTGCAAAATAGTTTCCTGATTCTTCTTTTGTTCTTTCTGCAAGAAGGTCATTGATTTTGTTGTAATCATCTGTACCTGATACTTGGTCAACAATTTCTCCGTCTGTTACTTGACAATAGAATACAAAGTTCTCGTCTGATGCAATAGCATCTTGTGTTGTTAAAACAAGTTTTATACGATACCTGTCTGCACCTGGACTTGTCACATTAGGTGTTGTACCCTGATTGTCATACAATGCATCATCATCTGTTGCAGTAACAATATCTTCTGTTATTTTGAAACCAATAGTCTTAGTAGGATTATTTGAATACTTAGAAAGTATAAGTCCTTGTGGGTTTACAAATACGAAGTGTCCTCTTACAAAAAAGTCTCCTCCATCGTTATGTATTTTAGCACCAAGTCCTGTAGCAGGGTCAGAAACAGTATCTGTTGTTTGAACTTTAAGTGTGAACCCACCACCTGTAAGTGTTTCGGTTGGATTGAAACGAACAGGAGTTGTTCCTACTGAACCACCTGAAGTATTTGTGTATTGGACATATATTGTTGCAGGGTCAGAACCAGAAGCATTTACTGCTTCAAGAACTCGTGCCTTGACAGTAGACGTTCCACCCGTGAGTTCAACACCCACGATTGTTGTTAGGTCTGTAGGAAGTGCATTTACGGCATCTGTCGTATCTAACTTGACAAACTCATATTCGTTATTGATAGAAGGACCACCCGGATTTACTGCGGCACCATCTCTGAATATATTACGACCAAATCTTGCAATCTCCTCTTGGATGATTGTTTGCATTTGAGTGAGTTCTCGTGCCTGTAGTGCCCTACCGCTATTGAATAATATGCGATGATAGTTGTCACTATCAAGAAAGTCATCTTTGTAGGTGGACGAAAAGACACTTGATGTAAATGTGTTTGTCATGCGATTATTATCCTAAAGTTGTATTACTATTTTAATGTCTTCTGTTTGGTCTGCTGAACGAGTTACTGCCGCCCTGTTATCTATATATAACAAGTCTCCAGTGATGGTTGCTACCTCTGGACTTACGACAGGGGCACTTCCGTGAGTTGCTCCAGTAGCACCACTTGTCCCACCTGTCACTGTCTCAGCATTTCCAAATGTTTTGTATCCTGTTTCATCATTTTGGTGGAAGAATAGTTCTAGACCATTTGTTGATATCTTATCAACGATACACTTTGCTCCAGAAGTACCGCCTGAAACAGTCTCATCTACTGAGAAACTATTTACCTTAGAAGTAAGAACTAATTTCTTCAAGCAGTTTCCTGTAGCATCTGTAAATGCTGTTCCGTTGTCACTATCGCCTGTTATATTTCTTAATAGACCTACTTGACGGAAATCATTTCCTACGATAAAGTCTCCACTACCTTCTGCTCCGTCTGGTTTTACAGCAAACATAACTCCATCTGAACGAAGGTCTTCTCTTGGGTCTGCTCCAAGACCACCCTTTGGTCCTATAATAGGTCTTATTTTTGCAGGTATACTCGGCGAACCTCCTGATTGGTCTATAGATGCATTGCTGTATCCTGAACCTAAAGGAAATCCTCCCGCACTATCATGAACTTCAACTTTCACAACAGCACCACCACTTATGGTTGCGATTGCTTTTGCACCACCACCATCACCGACAACAGATAAGGTAGGTGCAGAACCATATCCCAATCCACCTGAGTCTACAGCATATCCAACTATCTGTCCTGCGATTGCGGCATTCTGAACGGCAAGTTGTTCAACATCTGAAGCAGGAGAACTTCCATCCGTAGCACCTTGCTTCTTCACGGGCAGGAAGTTTGCGGCAACGAATTTACTCGCACTTGAAGCAGATATTGAATATAAAAACTTCCAAGCATATCCATCACTTGTTGTAAATGTATTACCACCAAGTTCCCCTGAAGGTTTAATAGTAGAAGTCTGAGCATTACCTGATGTGTCTTTTGATTGTTGTATACAAATATACACTTGGTTCTCGTCATTCATAACATAATAAGATTGTGTAGGATATCCAACTTGCTTGTCGTTGTATGGTGAATATATTGTTCCTGAACTCCAGTTATGACGTGGCACAACAAATGTCATATCTGCAACTTTCTTTACAGACTGAAGTGAGTTTCTAAACAGTCTTCCTTCAACAGCATGATTTTCTGCAGATGGTGCAGTGTCAGTTGAGTTCCATTCATCTGACCTACCGATACCAATAAAATAATGGTTTGCTGAACTATCAAAGTTCTCTTTGATTAACTTTATAGTTTCTGTTTTTAATGTTTGTGTTATTATTGCCATTTTATGCTACCGTTCCACCATAAGTTGATTGTATTTGCCAGTTAGTTCCGTCCCACAATAATGTTGCAGTCTTGTGTTGTGCTATTGCGATTGATGTTCCCGCACCAAAGTTTGAAGGAGTTGTTGTTGCCACACCTACACCTTTGTTTGTAAGTATTTTTAGTTGTCCTATGACTGTTCCGTCTGCAAGTGTTGCGGCAAGAGCAGAACCTTTATTGAATACTGTTGTTGTCTTAACAAGAGATACTGCACCGTTTGCATCTTGTTCTACATGTGAAAAGGCAACTCCTGTTGTTACTGTAACAAGTCCTGTACCTTTACTTGTCACATTAAATCCAACATTAGTATCTGAACCTGTTGCTTCTAATGTAACATTATTACCTGTCGCGGCATTTGTAACTTTGAAATGATTTACTGCACTTCCTGTTGCAGTTATCTCAACAAGTTCATTACCGTTTGCATCTTGTATCTCTGTACCAATCTTAGGTGAGTTTATTGTAGGAGTTGTAAGTGTCTTATTTGTGAGTGTGTCTGTTGTTGCTTTACCAACCAATGTATCCGTTGCAGAAGGTAATGTTAATGTGACATCTGCAGTTGAAGCAGGACCAATCAGAGTTGCTTTGTTTGTTCCGTTGTTTGTACCTTCTAAGAATTCTATCTTACCCGCAGTAGTTGCAGTAGGATTCAATACAGCATTAGTTAATATAGGAGTTGTAAGTGTTTTGTTAGTGAGTGTTTCTGTTGCAGTAATAAGAGATACTGTACCTGTAAGGTTTGGTAGAGTAATCGTTCTATCTGCAGTTGCGTTTGTAGGAACAAGAAATGTCTCGTGGTCATCGGCAGAAGAACCTTCAAATATGAGACCTTTTGTGGTCGCATCAAAAGAGATACCTGAGTTAAGAGAGTCACCTCCTAATATACCATAGAGTTCAGTAAAGTTCTCATTAATCTTTTGCGCACCCACACGAAGTGTATCACCTGTACCGTCGTTCGCAGAACTTCCCTTATTTAATGTTTGTTTTGCCATTTATAATATCCTAATTCTTTATTCTATTTATATACTTTTTTAACCTAGATGTCCAAGATTTAATAAATATTGGTCAGAGTCTGCACTATAAAATACATGTCTTCCTTGGTCTAATGTCTCGAACGAGAAGTTGTTAGAGAAGTCCATACCATTTGTTCCAACTTGGTCTGAATCATCGAAGGTTGGTGAGGTTGCAAGTTGTGCTTCTCGTAAACTATTGTATTGATTGTTTATCTCTTGTAATGTAAATGCAGAGAACTCATTTGGATTAACAAGTTCTGGTCTTATCCTACTGAGTATTCCTGAAGAGTCAGTATTGAAATCATTTACGAGTGATGTATGGTCAGTAGTAGCAACAGATGCAAATGATGCTGAACTATGAACCGCAAAGGGTGGGGGTGGTTCAATCACTACTTCTGGTGCAGTTAATGTATCAACAACACTACTGACTATTTGTATCTCTGAACCTAAGAATGTTCCTGCAGGGTGAACAAAGAGTTTGTAAGCATCTTTCCATTTACTTTCTTCAAGACCTGACTTAATCAGTATTGCGTGTTTTTGATATAACTTATTGTTAGTAATAAACTTCTGACTGTCAACACCAATCTCATCGCCCACATTAAATACTTGGGTCTTTGTATATACAATGTCGGGGTCTATACCAAAGAATGTTCTAAAGAATTGTTGTATGGAATACTTTGTACCCTTTGACCTAAACAATACATTAGAGTATTTTGATGCCGCACGTTTGTCAGAGAACCCTTCGAAGAAGTTCTGTCCAAGTAATAACTCATCTTCAATAAAGGTAAGAAGACTTAAATCGTTTTGTGTTATATCCCTTGTATAATATAGGTCATCAATAAGTCTTGAAGGCGAATCAGTAGAGTTTTCAAAGTTATAGTACTCGTCAAGAAGAGTTATTAACTTTGGATATTCTGTACGAAAAAACTCTGGAAGGATTTCCTTGACCTGATATTTAGGGAAGGCAAGTTCTCTTCTGTTGTAATCTCTAAGACTGATATCATCATTTCTTGACATTAATTAATAACCCCTGAAGCAACATCAACTATTGTGGTTAGAGATAGTTCTGAGTCTAACTCAACAACATCTTGTCTGAGTGGTGAGATAGCACTTTGGTTAGCAGGAGTGGCAGATAACTTAATGAAAGTATCTGAACCCGGAATAGAATCAATCTGAAGTCCAACAATATTTGCTATGTCCCCTGAGTAATCTCCCACATTATCCACAACAACAAACCCTTGAAGTGAATCAAAAACTTCTAGTTTATTACTTTTTAGTTTGTTTCTTACAATACATAAGTTTCCATTGAAAGTAAAAGGTGAAGATGTTATCCTATAGAAAATATCATCTGTTTCTGCTATAGGGGCGGCATATCTAACTTTATGGTCTTGTAGAACATTGAGAGTAGGTGTAAACCTTCTTTGCATCTTTATTTCTTGACGTGAAGATAATACTGCAGGACTTGTTTCATCAACAAGTGATAGTAGGTTTGACCTTCTAAAGGATTGATTGAACTTACCTGTATTAGTTGTGAAGTAATTCTCTATGACAGCACTGACATTATTCTGTATTGTATTTCTTGATAGGGTTGTTAGATTGTCACTGAACTGGAAGAATGTGTTGACCTCAATAAATGTTTTTACAGGGTCATCAAACTTAACATTGAATGATGCCACCGACAACTCATCTGAGAGTTGTAGTATTTCATTTTTTATTCTTGTCTGTGTTGTACTATCAACATCATCATTGAAAAGAATAGATACAAACACCACACCATATTCTGGTTCGAGTGCTTCTTCTCCACCAAAGGATTGTATGTCTGCAATAAATGACGAATAGTTTTTGAGTATCAATGCAGAGTAATCTGAGGCAGTTACCATTCTGTTCTGTGATGCATACTGGAAAGGTGCATTTTTACGAATACTTTCTATCGTCTCTTTCGAACCACCACCAACAGCATTTGAAACAGTAGACACCGTTACAGGATATGCCACGCTGTTTACTACTACAGAATTTTTTGGTGAAAATACTTTTGCCGTATTAGCAAGTGTGCCTGAAGATGATAGATACTCTACTTCTATCTTAGCACCCACATTAGGTGCTTTACCTAACGTAACACCATTACCAAACGAAAGTTCATAGAAACCATTCGGTGCTTCTCTGAGAATATATAGTGTAGAGTTTTCATCTATTTTACTTGCGTTAACAAGGTTTAAATATGTCGTGAATGTTGAAGATGTTGCTGAATCAAACACTCTTACAATACAACTTGATATATCAACATTCTTGTCGGGTATAACATATACTGGATTGTCTGTTGCTTTCAAAGCAATAAATGTTTTTGTTCGTGCTGTCCCTTCAAGTATTTTTATTTTGGTATCCCCTGAAGCATCTTTAAATGTATATACTCCATCACCATCATCAGTCGCACTTATATCTTCTCTTGTTTGGAAAGTATAGTTTGTATCATCAACACTTGAGGAGAACTTAAAGTTTTCATTAACTTGTATGGTTGAAGGTCTTCCTGAAACACCACTTAGATTTAATGATAGGTTTACAAGTGCTTGAGAAGATGTTCTTGAATCCGCAACATATCCAATACCCTCTGCAAGAGAGAGTATAGAACTTCTAAGTTGTGCAGTACTTAAAAATGATTCATTCAACGCAAAGTTTGCGGTCAAGGCATTGTAGTGAGTGTTATATGCAAGTACATCTAATATACTTGACAAACCTGATGCTTGAAAGTTATAGGTATTGAACTCACCAGAGTTCTCTAAGAACACTTTGAGATTATTCTTTATTGTATCAAAGTCTAAAGATGTCGAATTAATTGTTGTTGCCATGTTATCTTAACCTTGCGAGATTTGTAGTGAACTCAACCACCTCTGAGGTGTTTAGTATTTTAAATGTTATTGTTGTATCGATAGTATTTTTATATCCGTCTACTTCAGATACTCTGATATCTACTATTTCTGCTCTTGGTTCAAACCTTTCTATAGAGTTTATAATCCTTTCCTCTATGATATAGTCATCACCATAATCTGCTAACTCAAAAAGTAAGTCTCTTAGATTAGCACCGTAGTTGGGTCGAAAAGGTTTCTCAAGTTCATTGGTCATTATAAGATTTTTTACTGCTTGTTTTACTGCGGCGGCATCGAGTTTCTTGTAGACATCACCGCTTGTAGGTTTGACCGCGAGTGTCAAATCTATATCTTTATATTGAACCTTACGACTCACAGAAACATTATTTGTTTCTAAGTCGCCTCCGTCTTCTTGTGAAAATGCTCTTCTTGTCATATCTTTATTTATATGTTTTTATTGGGTTATAATGAAAGAATTTCAATAAGTTCTTTCTTTGATTGCACATGATTATTAAATACTGTAAATAAATCTTTCGAAAACTCTTTGTTTCTCACTTCAAAAGATGCAGGAACATTAGGCATAAGTAATCCAACTTGTGCAGAAAGACTTCCATCAACATTATATGTGTCATAATCTAAATACATCTCTTGGAAAAACATGTGGTCTTTCCAATACTCTGCTACATCAAATGTTTTCTCAAAGTCAATCTCACCATCAGTACCTATGACTTGATAGTATACAAGATTTCCTATTGCTTTTTGTTCCATCACTTTATTTCCAGAGTCAATAGGTTTTCTGTTATAGATACCTTCACTCACAATAACACGAACATCATTAAATCTATCGGTGTTACCATTTATCATATCCATTGCTCTTGCATGTAAAGTAAGATTACGAGCAATCTGTCTACGAGCATCTTCAAATATTATATGTCTGAATGATGTCTTGTCTCCATATGCTCCCAAAAACTTTGCCATAGTTATGCCGCGACCAAGGCGTGTCTCTGATGATATCGGTAGTTGAGTATCTGGATTATACTGTGGGTCAGGTTGTATTCTCATTTTCTAAATCTCTTTCCTCGATTTTCTATGGAGTTACCTATTGCAGTATATCCATATTTACTTGTTGGTTCGGAACCAACAGTTCTACCTATTCTAGGACAAGTTCTATCTTGATATAATGGATTGAGTAATCCCTCTAATATAAGTAGACTTCCAACTTCTGAAGGAGTATCTTGTCCTCTTGAAGTTTGATTCCTAAAGGCAGAACGGATTTCAGCAACACTAGGTTCTCTGTCAAATACAGGAACTCCATCAATAACATAATGTTCTTTCCCTTTCATTTCATCTCGCATAAAGTCACCCGCATCAACACTTGTTTCGTTCATGGGTTTACCTTGTAGATGTTCAAACGCGGAAGCAGAGTCTGCCGAAACAGTTCCCTGATATATTTTTGCTACATTATCGGGTTCTACAGTAAAGTGACCACCCTCTGTTTCTAAGTTAAAGTTTGCTATAACATCTGCCGCCTTCAATATAGTTAGACCACCCGGAGGTGCAACGAAAGGTGCGGCGGCAGTTGCTGAGAAAAATGCGGTAATAGATTTGTTTGCATTGTCAGCAAGTTGTGCTTTCTTTGCCGTACCATAAAGACTTCCGTGGAAAATTGCAGTCTCGAAGTCTTGTGATGTAGCATCATATGAATCTAAGTTAGTAGCATCATTTGCTAAAGTTGCTCCAGTGACAGGTCCATTAGCACTGTCTCGTGCCGCAGTAGCACTCACACCACTCGTATAAACTTCTGCGGTATAATCTCTTTTCTTTAACGCACCAGAATAAGTCTGTCCTGTAAATCTTGTGAACGCACCACCGATAGTTCCATAAGAACCTTGTATGTCTAATCTGTCACTACCTGTTACTCTAACTTTTCTAGCAACAGCATCTAGTCTGTCGGTTGAAGATAGTAACATTTCTTTATGAGATGAAACTTCATAGTTACCCTCAACTATAACATCTGCAGTACCTTTTATTCCGTGGTCAAAGTCACCAAGGTTGATGAGAATACTATTACCGATAGTCTTCTGAGTTTTTGTTCCAAGTATATTTTCTACAACATCACCTGTAACTTGCTTCTTGTAGTTTCTTCCTGTATTGTCTTCTCTATTACCTGCAACATTGAGATTGTAATCTCCTCCAACATCAACATTCATATCACCACTTACTTTGAGATTAAGATTTCCGTTGTATA